CACGTAGATGTAGGCGCCCGGGCTCACCGGTGTGTCGGTGGGGACGGTTTGGAACTCGATGCCGCGCCGCACCCATCGCCGCTGATTGCACAGCAGCTTGCCGTAGAGGATCGCCTGCTCGCGCTGGGTGACGAACTGCGAAAGGTCGAACGTCTGGCGGATCGCTGCATCCTCGACGGCATCGCGCAGCTGCACATCCACGCTGGCATTGCGCGGGAACACGTCATCTTCCTCTGTCTCCCGGTAGATCACCGAAGCGATCAGGTCCTGAACACTGGCGCCGTAGTCGAGGAACTCTTCGCGGTAGGAGCCCTCCAGGATGTTGCCAGTGGTGAACAGCGCCGAGATGTTCACCCGGCGATTGGCAGTGCCGCTGCTGTTCACCGGCACTGCCGGCACTAACGTTTCCTTTCCGCCGATCTTGCCGAACTCCAGCAGCGAGTAGGGTGCCGCCTCGGCCCAGAACTGCCGCCAGGATCCAACCTCAGCAATCAGCGGGTCCATAAACAGCTGGCACCCGAGGCCGCTGTTCTGACAGAATCGCTTGCTCAGGGCCAGGCTCTGCCAGTCCACGCCGGATGGCTTGGCGTACCGGCCGATGCCGTTCTCATCGTCCAGCACCGTATCCGCGAAAATGTCCGGCGCCCAGCTGGTGCTGCCGGGGCTCTTGCTGTAGGTGCCATCGTCGTTCACCACCCAGGAATCCTTACCCTCGGTGACGAACGCCGAGATGCTGCGCAGATCCTGCACGCCGCGGCCGGAGAATACCCCGAATGCCAGCGTGCTCATCCGGCTGTATTTGCCCTCGGTTGATCCCAGCTGCTGCTCTGTAACGGCCGTGATCTGGAACTCTGGGCCCGCCTCGAAACTGAACTGAATGTCGGTGTCGCTGCGGACGCTGAACAGATCCCACTCATTGGTGAGCACCGGCCCGCGGTCTTTCAGCGCTGAGCCGATGTCTTTCAGGTTGCCCACCCACCGGAACTGGTTGCCGCCGTGCGCGAAGCTCTGCCCCCTGCCGCTGTTTTCAATCAGGGCCACTTGCTGCTGGCCGTTCTGCGCCCGCTCTGCCGCCAGATCGCTGATCGGCTGAAACTCAAACTCCCACTTATGGCCGCTACTGCCGGCGCGGAAATCCAGGCTGATGAAGTGGTCCAGATCGGCGGATCTGCGGCAGGCGATGATCAGCGGCAGTAGATCCTGGGTGGCCCTGCTGAGCGGCCGATACAGCACCCGGAAGAATGCCATCCGGGCTTTGATGCCGTTGTCGCTGGCCCTATAGCCCTCGGGCTCGCTGTCGCCGTACTTTTTCTGCCGGCCCTGGATGCGGCGGAACAGCTTGACCCGCATTGAGAACGACACCAGATCACATGCCGTCACGGTCTGGTATGCGGCGCTGTCGGCCTTGACCAGCGCCTTGGTGTAGAAGTTGTCATCCTTGCTGCCATCGCCCGGCGCCTCGCGGTCGTCGTAGGGTGTTGACGGGGTGCGGCCGGCAGCGATGCAGCGGAACGTGGCCCGCACCTCGTTGTCATCGAGGTTGGTGTTGTCGCTGATGCTGAGCAGGGCGAAGCGGGCCGTGCCCAGCTGGTAGGTGCTGCCCCGGTCAAGGCTGCTCACCAGCTGGTAACGCTGCTCCTGGGCGGCCTCTTCGGCGATGTTGGTTTTCTTGTCCTGGGTTTTAGCGAACACCAGCGTGATTTCCGAGCCGACCGCGTAGAGGCCTGTGCCGCCCGTGCCCCAGCCGTTGGCAGTGAGGGTGATGCCGTTGCCGGCGGTCACAATGTCGCCCTTGCTGTCGCGTTCCTGTAGCTGGACGTTGATCGGGATCGGATTGAACGCCCCGCAGCTGGTCAAGCTGCTGGGGCTGAATGCCTGGCTGTAGCCGCTGCGGCGAGTTGCGCCATCGATGATCCGGCACACGTCATCACCCGGCGCGGCGCCCTCGCGGGAGGGGTCGCTGTCATCGCCGATCTGCCGTTGGTTGAACCTGGCGTTGCCGCTCTGGTTGAAATAGAGCCAGGTCTTGGATGCGGCGAACTCCCGCAGCGGCAGCTGGCCGAATGCCACCCGGTCCCAATCAATCCCGCGGATACTGGCAGCACCGGCCACCAGCAGCAGCTGCATAAATTGCGAACTGCCATAGCTGCGGACGCTGGACCACACCAGCGACGTGGCCACACGCACGCCGCCGCGTGGATTCTGCGCGGTGCTGGTGTAGACCAGATTCAGCGGCTCGCCGTACTGGGCCAGCTCCTGGGAGCTGTTGAACCCAAACCGTGGGGCGAAGCGCTGCTCACGGGTCTGCCGCGGACTGCGGCCGGCGCTAGGCACCGATGGCCGCAGCAGCAGGGCGCTGGCCACCTGGAACAGGATGCCCACCACCGTGAGCGCGATGGATACGGTGAGGGGGTCGCAGCGGATTTCCGCCTGTTGATCCTCAATGCTGCGGCTGTAGTCCTTCTGCTGGGCCGCGATGAAGTCCAGGTAGTCCTCCTGGCTCACGCCCAGCTGCTCAATCAGCTGGTGCTCATAGGGCAGCAGTCGTCTCATCGCAGCCGGTAGCACTGGCCGGCGCCTTGCGGCAGCGGCGTCATCACCACAGTCTGTCCAGGGGCAATGAACATCACCCCGCCATCCACTGCCGCACCCAGCGCCGCTGCAGCGCCGCCCAGCAAGATCGGGTCGCCCGGCAGGGCCTCGGCCACAGGGTCGGCCAGAGAGGCCAGCAGCCGCCGCAGGTGAAGCAGCCCGAACGTCTTGGCTGTGTGCTCCCGGTAGACCCACTCGAACTGCGCCGCGTGATCCGGCAGGCCCAGCTGCCGCCGCACTGCGCAGACCAGCTGAAAGCAGTCCGTGCAGCCGGTGCCGTCGCCAGGCCGGCAGCCCCACCGATACGACAGGCCGATTAGATCGTTCACCTCAGGTAGAGCTCCGCATTGAGCGGCAGGATGCCCACGTTCTGGCTGGTCAGTGTGCGGGCCGGGAAGTTGCTGCCGACTGAATCCATCGCTGATCTGAACCGCAGCTCCACCGTGTCATCGTTGAACCCGGAACCTGAGCCCACATAATAATCCTCGTACTGGTTGGCGATTGCGCCGGTGGCATTAAGCCAGAGGGTGGTCAGGGTCAACTCGCTCAGCCGGTTGCCGTCGCCTTCCTCCACCAGCCGCAGCACCACCTCTAGGTTGGGGAACAGCACCTGCACGGTTTCATTGTCGCCGCCCAGGCTGGCCATCGCGCCGCTCACCTGGAACGGAGCGAAGTCATACTTGGCGCCTAGGTAGGTGTACTCCTGGGCGACAAAATAGTTCTGATAGCGGTGCCGGGTGCCGCTGCTGGTGCGCAGATTGAACAGCTGAGCGATGCGAATCGTGCTCATACGTTCAGTTCCGCCACCAGCTCCACGGTGATGCTGCTGATCTCATTGCCGGCCCATTGAATCGACGGCGCAACGGCATACTCCCACAGGCAGCCGTCAGGGGAGCGCAGCATTGAGCGCAAGCCGGGGCGCTGCGGGCTGCTGCTTTGACCGGTGGTGGTGACGCCCGCAAACGTCTCAGGCGGCAGCTCGAAGCGATCGTCTTCATCGATGTTTTCGTAGTGCCGCACCACCTGCAGGATGTCCCGATCGCGGCGGTTAGCAAAGGTGAGGCGCAGCTGATAGCCGAACTTTTTGTTTCCGTACCGGCGCTTTACCGTCGTGCCCGCCATGGTGCGGAACATTTTTGTTGGGTAGGTGCCGAGCGTCATCTGCCGCTCGTTCGGTTTCAGATCGGGGAAGGTCGCGGCCATCAGCGGATGCCCACCTTGCTACGGGTTGCTGGGCTCTGCTGCAGTCTGTCCAGCGTCATGCTCATCCCCCGCTTGGCGCCATCATTGGCGGCACGCTTGCGGGTTTCAGCCATTGCCGATTCGAGCTGGTCGCGGGAGACGTACTCCACCCCGTTGATCGTGGTGGTCTCGAAGCTCATGCTCAGCACCGGCGAGGCGTTGCTGCCGGCAGGTGATGCACCCATCAGCTCGCGCATCCGATCGCCACGGTTGCCGTCCGGGGCCTGCAGCGCCACGGGGATCCGGCGGCCATCAGGCAGCGGCACATAGGCCTCATTCATCGAGCCTTCGCCGAATAGTGCCACCTGGGGGGTGCTGGCGACGCCACCGCGAGAGTAGGCCTTGAGCGGCAGCGGGCCGGATGGGGACATGATGCCGCCGTTGGCGAAGCCGGTAGTGGGGAAGCTGAGGGCGGGGCTGATGCCACCAGCGCCGAACGGGCCGGCAGAGGAACCAGAGAACCCGCCAACTGCAGGTGCACCGATCCCGGCGAACATCCGGGCGATGCCGATGGCGATGTACTGGGCGATCATCTTCTTTGCCGTGTCAATCAGCGCGCTGGCGATGCCCTGCAGGAAGTCGGCGAACACTTCTTTGGCGGACTTGGTGCCGGCGATCATCTCCGCCATGCCGTTGGTCGCCAGGGTGGCCGCAGCATCAGCCGCCTGGCCAATCGCCGGGTACTTCTGCAGGATCTCATCGAGCTGCGCCTTCTGCTGCTCCAGCACGTTGAACACCGTCGGCTCAGATGCTTGGCGGGTGAGGTCTTGCATCATGCGGACGCGCTCGGCTATCGCATCGTTTTCTGCGTAACGCAGGTCGAGCAGCTCCTTCGCGGTGTTGTATTCGGCAAGCTGTAGCTCTCTATTTTCCTGCTCTCCAATAAGTCGAAGTTTGTCCTGCAAGTTGAACTCAACGCCAAACTTTAGAGCCTGCTTGTGCTGCTCTAACGCCTCGTCGCGCAACTTATCAAACCTGTCCTGAATGTCCTCTTGCTGGAAATAGTATTCAAGAGTGCGCCGCTCTATATCGTTAACTGCTCTTGCCAGCTCGGCCTGTCGGTCTATTTCACGTGTTCTTTCTTGCAGGGCTTGATTGCCTTCCGCGATTTGTCCAGCTATTTGCTGCTGTTGTTCGCGGAATTGCTCGGTGGATTGCGTTTGAGCTTTGTACCCCTCAGCAGTGAGCTGCTCAATGTTTCCCTCTGCGCCGGTCAGACTGCGATAGCGCTCCAGCACTCTGCCCGGATACTCGCGGGACTCTTGGCTGTTGCCGCCTGGGGTGCGCTGCTGAGCGCCGGGGCCCTGGTTGTAGGCCCTCAAACCGCCTTCCAGTCCGAATCGATCTATCTGCTGCCGCAGATATTTGGCGCCGCCCATCAGGTTTTGCAGGGCGTCGTAGGGGTTAACCCCTAGCTCGCGGGCGGTGCCTGGCATAAGCTGAGCCAATCCGATTGCGCCAGACCGGCTGATCGCCGTTTGCCGGTTGCCAGACTCTTGCTCAACCAGTGCGGCGAACAACGCCGGATCTACACCTTCGGCCTTGGCCGCCGCAAGTATCTCGCGGCCGAACGGCCTGCCCGCAATGATCTCTTCGATGGATGGGCCCTTTTCTTTTTTGGCCTTGCTTCCCCCACCCCCTCCAGCCGGGGCGGGCACAACCGGCAGCGGCACTGCAGCGGCCGGTGCGCCTGTGATCTGCTGCGCACGGGCAAACGCCGCATCGCGGGCCCCGGCAAAACGCGACACGTAGGCGCTTGAAGCCTGATTCCTGCGCGTCACCGCAGCGCTCGGTGTGTAGGTCAGGCCCCGACGCTCGGCCATCGCCTTGGCCGCGGCCTCTGCATCCTGCACGCCCACCAGTCCGGTGAGCAGCTCGTCAAGGCCCTCGATCGCGAACTTCACGCCGATCGTGATCAGGCCGATTTTGCCCAGCGTGCCCAGTACCGTCAGCAGCCGGCCGGCACTGGTGGCCGCGGCGGCTGATGCAGTGCCGGCGGTAGTGGCTGCGCCGGTGTACCCCGTCAGGGCAGCCGTGGCAGCCTTGATGCCGCCCACCACCGATAGGGCGGTCTTGAGCGCATTGATCGCCACCACCAGCCCCAAGGTGCTGATCCCGGCTGCAGCGGCAGCAGCGCCGATATGCCGCGCTGATCGCCATGTTGAACGTGTCAATCAGCGGCTTCATTGCTGCGCCGATCATCCCGCCGATCTGATTGGCCAGGTATTCAACGTTGCCACCGGCCACCACGATGGAGTAGTTGAAACCCTGCATCTTCTTCTGGGTTTCCTCGGCTACCCCACCAGCGTTACGGACGAACCCGAACATCTCCTGAATCTTGGATTCAGTGAAGTTCATCGTTGCGAGGAACTTACTGGCGGCCTCTGTGCCAAACAGCGCCTTTGCCAAGATCGCCTGATCGCTGATGCTCAGCTTTGCAAAGCTATCTTTGAGCGCCAGGATCACCTGATCCATTGGCTTAAGCTTGCCTTGGGTGTCCAGGATCTGGGCGCCCAGTACGTCCATCGCCTTGCCCAGCAGCTTGTTGCCTCTGGTCAGGCTCTGGATTTCCTCATCGGCGCCGCCGGCTGCCGTCTGCAGCCTGAACAGGCCCATCCTCAGGCCGGTGCCAGCGTCGCTGCCGCGGATGCCTGCGTTGGCCATCAGGCCCAAGGTGGCGGCCAGATCCTCAATGGAGACACCCAGTGTCTTGGCAACCGGCGCGCTGTATTTCATCGCCTCGCCTACATCCAGCACTCCCTGGTTGGACTTGTTCGCCGCCTGCGTGAGGATGTCAACGACTCGATTGACCTGGCTGGTCTCCAGGCCGAACGCCCGCATGTTGTCGGCAGCGATGCTGCCCATCTCCTCGAACGACACCGCCGTGGCCTCAGCGCCGCGCACGATGCCCGCCAGGGACTGCGTGGTTTCCTGGGCAGTAAATCCAGCCCGACTCAGCGACGTGGCCAGCGCAGCCACCTCCGTGGGCGTGCCAGCCGCCACGGCAGCGACCTTCTCGATCTCCTTCTGTAGCACGCTGAACGACCCGGCGCCGCCTTCGATGGCCGCCGCCTTCCGCACCTCCGCATCAAACCGGCCCGCCTGCATCGTGATCTGCTGCAGCCCACGCCCGATCCCTGCCGCCGCCAGGCCCGTGGCGAGTTTCTTGCCCAGCGAATCACCCGCCGCTGCCGCCGTCCCATCCAGCCCCCGCAGCTTCCCTTCGAGCTTTTGGATATCAGCGCCGAGAGCACGGAACTCTTGACCGCCGATCTTGGCCTGATCCTTCAGCCCGCGTAGCGCCGCAATGCTGCTGCGGATGCCGGACACGGTACCATCGCTGGCCTTTGCCAGCTGCAGCGCCGCAACCCGCATCGTGCCCAGCTCTCGGGCGCTGAGTTTGCTGTTCGCGGCAAGACTCTGAATCTCCCGCTGCACCTTCGTGATATTCCCGCCGCCCTTCACCTCGGCTGAGAGCCGGATGGCGGTATCCAGGCTCATCCGGGCCATTGGTTATCCGATCGCCAGTCCTAGGGTCAGGCTATGGATCAGCCCGCATCACCCCCAAGAACTCCCGCTCCACCAACCGCAGATCCTCCAGCAGCCACAGCCGGTCCTGGCGCCTCACGCCCTCATCCTTGGCCCACTGAATGAACACGCCATAGTCGAGCCCCACAGGGCCATTCATCCCCATCCGCCACTGGGTCTGGAGCTTCATGAACCAGCCGATCGCCTCGGCGTTCTCTGCCAGCAGGCCGAACGTCTCCGGCCGCTGCTCCACCTCAGGCACTGCCAGGCCGAACACCGCTGCAGCATCAGCCGCGTCCTTACCATCGTCGGCTGGGTCGCCCTTCGCGGCAGCGGCGAGGAACCGCGCCGCGTCTATGAGTTTTTTGCGCGGAACCCTCCAGCCTTCGCGGCGGCCTTCTCAGAGGGCTGACCCAGGCTTTCAAGCCAGGCCTTGAAGATCGCAGCGCTGGCGCCCTGCACCCGGTAGAGCTGGGCCTTGGTGGCGTCGCTAAACTCAATCGGCTCGCCATCCTCGCCCACTACCTCATCGCCCCAGCCGCAGAGCACCTCATCAGCCAGGTCCTGATAGGTGCAGGGCAGCGGGTCGCTCAGTGAGGCATCCTCGTCTTTGGCGTAACCCTGCAGCGCCTCAATGCGCTTGCGCATGGCCACCAGCATCTGATTGTGCTGATCCTGCAGCGCCTGCGCGTCCTCCTCGTCCAGCACCCGGAAATGGGCGGTGAACTTGTAGGTCTTCTTGACTCCACCTTTGGCCGGCAGGTCAACACTCGCCGGCCATTCGATATGGTCGGGCTGAAACAGGTGAAACATGGCGAATCAGAAGAAGATCAGGCGGGTTTCGTCGTTCTGCGTCTTGGGCAGCGCAGTAAACGGGATCTGCAGCATGTCGATTCCATCGGAATCGCTGAACGACAGATCGCCGCTGATTGCAGCCTTCGGGCAGAAGAAGATGGAGCTTTCCGTTGCTACCGTACCCTGCTGCACCACGAACGGGCCATCGCTGGCGCCGCTGTTGTCAGCGGCAGCAGTGAAATAGTCCTTGGTCGCAACCGGCGGATTTTCAATCGTCAGCGTTCCATTGGGGTTCGGGCGATCGGTGATACGGGCGTGAGGCTCGCAGTTGATCAGCGAACGGAACGAGGTAGTGAGGCCCCAGTCGAAGGTGAAGCCCTCGGTGCAGGGGCCATAACCCTGGAACCGCAGCGCCTTGGTGTGGCGCGGGGTGACGGGCACCGGCTCGGCCTGGTTGCCGTAGGTGAAGGCCTCGGCGCTCTTTGCGGTCGGGGTGACGTACCTGCCGATGCCGGTGATCGTGAAGGTGCCGTAGCTGTTCAGCGGTGAGTTGAGCGCCGGGGAGCCGCGGAAGCCTTCGATGCGATGCACGTTCTGATCCTTCACCGCCACCAGCGTGCAGCTGGAGCCGTTGCCAAAAGTGCTAATCGGCTGGTAGAGCGACAGCGCGGGAATCTTGTAGTTCACCGCGCCGCCGGTGAACGATGCCGTGGACGCCACCACCGTCACCTCTCGGGTGGTGCCGTTGTGGGCCACGATCACGCCCTTGTTGCCGGCATTGGCGCCGCTGGTGATCTCGATTGGGAAACCCACGTAGGCGTCACTGGTCGGATTGCTGCCGCCCAGGTCCGCCAGGGTGATGGTGTTGGCGCCGCCTGCAGTGGCCGTGCCGGTGATCTCGGCCGATGCGGCCAGATTCATGCCGGCCGCCAGCAGCAGCGGAGAGAACCGGGGTGCGGTGGCAGCGACGCCGGAGCCGCCCCACTCGAATGTCACCGTGACGGCAACGTGCTCGTTGGTGAGCGGCTGGCGGTCGGCGCCGAGGAACCCCTTGATCAAGTTCCGTTCGACCCGTGTGCCGGTCAGCGGGTTCACCTCCAGCGAGGTGATCTTCACTGCATCGGATGCACCGATTGAACTGGCCAGGGTGCCGTAAGCGGTTTCCGTCTTGGCCAGCAAGAACGAATTACGGATCAGGAGTGCGGTCATCAGTCCTTGGCCTTGCTGGGTTGGGCGGGCTTGGCGGGCTCGGCTTTGGGCGGCTGGTAGTCAGCAGTAGACACCATCTCGCCGCTGGGGAGCATCACGTACTCACCAGACTCGCCGTGGTGCTCGAATTGTTCCGCCATAGGTGGGGGCTGAGCGTCCTGGCATCAGGCTACGGACTCAGGGCAACTGATCAATCGCATCGTCTCGGGTGCGGTATCTGATCAGGAACCGGTACTGCATCCATCCGGCGGAGCCGTCCGCCTGGTCCCATTCAGGCCGCCAGCCATCGGGCTGCACGTCGTGCGCCAGGCCGCCCATCGTGCGGTCGGCCATTATCCGGGCGTGCACGTCCACGCCGATGGGATCGGCCAGCTGGTCGGGCACGTCGCCGCGCACGTAGATTTCGACCAACACTGGCAGCGCCTGATCCAGGCGTCCCAGGCTGGCGCCGGTCGTGCGCGGGGCGTTCACCGGGTTGTCTTCGCCGGGGCTGACGTTGATCGCTGGTGCTTCGTTCTTGCTATACGCCTGAGCACGGCTGCGGAAAATCCGATTGCCAACCTGCACCGTGCCAGGGAGGGTCACGGTGCGGATACGTTCGAGGATCTGTTCGCGGATACTGCTCATAAGGCAATGCGCCTGAAAGCGCGCACGGGGTGAAGTG